TTCCACACGCTGTCCCTCACGCTGTCCCACACGCTGGCCCCCACGCTGTCCACCACGCTGTACCACTTCTTAAGCAGCGCGATGTGCTTATCAGTAATCTCGGGCGGTGCGATCTTGAACGGATGAACAATGTGCTTGTGGATAAGAATCTTGTTGAGAGGGGCGAACCACTCCTTATGAGCAGCAAAGGCTTGTTCTTTGTGCTTATGCCCGAACCAAGATGGCTGAATGCTTTCATCCACCCTGAGGGTCCAGTTGTCAGGATAGAGGTAGTTATTGTTATCCGGTGTGATCTCAACGCGGGCAAAGGTCATCTGTGCTGAATCACTTGTCTGGTCCTTGTAGCCCGCAATCGTGACTAGTTCGCTGTGTGAGTCCACGCCGAGCTTCCAAGTGACCTTATTGTCAACCCCAACCAAACAAGAGAATGCTTTGCACATTTCAGTGTCCCCTTTCTAGGTTTCAGCCGAGCCAGTCGGCATCACCTAATTTCCAATCTCTAGTACGTGGCGGCATACCCATTTTCCAGCCATAGTCCTAAACTTAGCTGCCCGCGCTACCCTACGCCGTATTCTGTCGTCCGCGACTCGGAACACTACATCTGTTCCGCAAATCCAATTGTGATCGGGTTTGTACGGCCCGATCACCGTAACCGGCGCCCCCCGAATTGCCGCCCAACCAGCTGTGATATGTTCAGAATTCACAGAGGCGTCGGGTTTTGGGCACGGACACGCTTCGCAATTCTTGAACCTCACCGTTAGTGCGTACTTCGGTTCAGTCGGTATTGGGTTCCTCCGTAAGTATCCACGCATTGATCTGCGGTTTATCCGGCCATGACCGCCGAATAATTCCCTCGCGCTCCAACTTGTCTATAACCTGACGCGGCACTTCTCTGGTAGTTCCGCCTGGGTAAGACGCGAAATCAATGTTGAAATGGCCCGAGGATCTTAATCTGTCTCCGAAGCCGATCTCGTAAATAGTTCGGCCCTTATGAGGCAATTTCCGCGTCCAATCAGGCAGTTCCGCGTCATCCCTCAATGCCTCCAACACTTCATTTTTACTCAACGCTTGCTTCGGTTCAGTCGGCATTGGCTATCCCCTCGAACAAGCTCCCCTGCTTCACCTGCTTTTTCTTCCAATCGTCGTAAGTGTTTTGGTGCTCAGGACAGAGGAACTTTTCAGGTCCTACGAGTTTTGCGTGCTCAGGGCACATCGGGCGATCACATCGATCTGATTCGTTTCCGGGGAAGCGCTGCCACTTGGGAACTTTCCATGCGCAGAGATAGATGGCTGGTTTTCCGCAGGAGCAGAGGCCAAGATGACGGTCGGTTGATTCCTTACGGACTTGATCCATTTGGCGCTTTTCAGTTGAGTTGTTATAGGAGCGGGTGTTCGAGCCGTACATTTCACGCCGCCTCAGCCGTCACTCTGGTAAACCACGCCACTCGCCGATCCCCGCAGCCCAGGCAGCAGCCGACTCTTCCGCCGTCAAACTCATAGTCGATCAGAAAGATTCGCGGACCTCCGCAGTTCGAGCACCAGAGCATGTCCTGGTAGATGGTGGAGTCCACGAGAGAAACTTCGGGAGATTGTTCAGTGTTCATCGCAGCCCCGCGATCTGCGCCGCCTCGCGCAATTCGGACATCAGTTCTTCTACTTCCTGACGGGAAAATAGAACGTCGTAATGAACCGAGACTCGGCCAGCTTTCGCTTCGACAGCTATGTGGCCCGAGCGGTTCTCAAACTGGGTGACGGGAGTGGGATTGATGGTGGGCACGATCATGCCGTTGCCCCCAGTCTCCGCTTCTGCCTGCAGATCAACTCAATCCGCCCCTGCACCGACACAAACCGCAAAATCGCCGGCGGCGTAATCAGCGAGCCTCTTCGCTGCTCCGCACGCGGCAAACAGGGAATCAGTGAGTATTCAAGCAACAAATTGTCGCACCAACGCTCGACCGGATAGCGGACTTGCTTCACTGACCAACTCTCGACCATCAGACGATGGAAGGAATCGACCGAGAGCAAATAATTCAGCAGGCCCGCAAGCTGCAGGGAAGTGAGTTCACACATACGGTACTGGTTGGCGGTTCGGTGTTTTGGCATTTTCGGTTTTAAGCTGGGCCGGAATAGTTGAGTTCGTTCCGGCCCAGTCCCCCTCAAAGTCAGGAATCAGAAACCGGGTTCTTTTTCTTTGCTCACCATTACCTTAAAAACTTTCATCGGGCTCTGGCCCTGTTTTTGAAACGAGGCATCATCCGATTCGTAGCGGATATCCAGCCAGTGGCCGATGTTGCCGGGAATGATTTTCTTGTTGAGGTCCGCTGTTCCCAGGCAAGTGAAGCGCTCCCGGCGTTCGTTGAGGAACATGTATTCGAGCGCCTGCTTGCCTTTCACGTCGATGGGTTCGATGGCCAACAAAATTCCGCTGACCGTTTGACCAGGTTTATTGAATTGGAACTGCTCCGGCGCCTTGCTTTCTACCATCTCGCGCCGCTTCACTCCCTGGGGTCCTGGTGCTGCTGCTGTTGCCATGGTTGTGCTCTCCTATGCGGCTGGTTGCCGCAAACTTGTACAGTCGGTGGAAAGCGCACCCCCACCAACTAAATATCTATCCTCATCGGGAAGCCAGCACACATCACAGGATTCACCGCAATGCTCACAGCGCGCGACTGTAAAAAAACGCCCCGAGTTCGGCAAAATATCCGGCGGCTTCGGCTCCCATGAACCGAGCTTGTGGCCCAAAGATTCAACACACTCAATCATTGGCTCGATTAACGGTTTCCAGAACTCAAGACGCTTCAAACAGTCCCTCCCTGCGATTTAGCCAGGTACTCGCTGTAACCCCAACCCGGAATGACATTGACGGCAATTTTACGAACTTCATCGACAGCGCCTAGCCATTCCTTGCCGCGCTCTTCGAAATTCACCCCTCGCTTGTCCCAACCCTTCCGCATTCGCGCAAAAGCAGCAGCATCGACTAGCGGTTTTTCCGGCGGCAATTCACGGGGGAAGGAGACCGCTTTTCCAACATCGCGATCTATCTCGCGCCGATGCCGCTTATCGCGCAGCACGCCCTTGAAATCCATCGAAATCTGCTGCGGATTTATGAAGCTGGTCAGGACCCATTCGTTGGTCCCGCAATCTGGGCAAACTTCCTCGTGCGCCGCAGCCTCTTCGTCGAGTTTCAGAGCGTAGAAAGTACCGTAAGTCCGCAACAGGCGCCGCTTGTAGACGGCATCGAGAAATTGCTCAACCGCGCGCGGATTGCCGATCAGATCGGCTGCCTTGGTGATGTATTTCACCAGTTCCCGCGCCGCTTTTGAGGTTCCGCCTTCCTCCAAATCCACGAAACCATTTTGGACCGCACTGATGTGAACCACCTTCGCGCGGCCATCGGTCGCTTCGTTCCACATCTGACATAACTGCTCATGCGGAAAGTACTCCCCTTCGGCAAGGACGTTCAAATGCGGGTGCCAAGGGTCAGTTTGTTCCTCGGCTTCAGTAAATTCACAGGCCCCGGCTTTGCCGCGGACATGATGTTCGCTCTTCCGCAGGCCGCAATTGCAATTGGGATTGTGAGTTGCCTCGAACGCCGCCACACAGCCCTTCACTTTTTTCTTCCACTCCACAAAGCGGCGAAGGCGCATAAATGCCACCCAAATCTTCTCTCGCCCTTCATCCAGATCGGCGCAATTGACGTCGGTTAAAACCATGTAGCGCAAAGACTTTTCTTCCCGCGTAGCCAAAAACGGCTGTAACTTCTGAGCGACTTCAGTAGCACGCTGGCGGCAGCAATGGGGACAAAGGCGCAGGCCGCAGGATTTCGCCGCCTTCGCCCAGCTATGCCCCTGGCGGCAGGTCCTCCCCCGGAAGGTGCGATGGCAGTTTAGAAGCGAATCCACTCGATACCGGTACTTCGTGTCTTTCAACGTCTCGACAAGGGCATCCTGAAGGGCGTAGCGGTCGAGAAGAGCGAACTCCTTCCCCAAAAACTTCTGCCTTGGATCGGAGGCAACCCCTTCCACCACAACCATTTCGCGAAAAGCGTGTTTTTGATCTGTCAACTTAAGCACTGGTATCTAGTAAAGACTTCAAACCCTAAACCCCTCTCCCCGAAAAGGCCGATTTTTAAGCACTCTCAACTTCCAAGTGCCAAACCACCCTCCCCCGCCCCCCTGAGGGGGGAGCGCACTGCTATCGCATTAAGGGGTAAAAGTCCGGGGCTGACCGTCTCGCCCGGAATCGCTGTTGCTTGGGCGAATTTCGGTAGGGCGAGGGCCAACCCCAACCCCCTGGCGTGCATACAGCCGGTATTCCTCCTCAACAGTCCCGTCTGACATCTGGTCGACGTGGTAGTCCGCCAGCTCGCGCGTGATCAGGTGGCGCTCGACCATCAACTCGCTGAGGCATTGGCGGAGATTGGTCATCGATCCCCCGCCGCGGCCGATTTGCGATCAGGAATTTCAGGAATTTGAGCCCGTGGGACTTCTGAAACCGATCTACACCTCACGACCCGCTCCACGGCACCGCTGACTACAGTGCGCCAGCCGGTGCCGCGACAGAGCGGGCAGGCGGGGGAATGAGAATTTTGATTGGAAAACCTTGCAGGCTTGCGGTATCTTAGTGGCGTCATAACTTCCTTTCTGGGGAGTTTGTTTTGAGCCGGCTCGGGGTGCTTCCCGCAGCCGGTTCGCTATTTTCAGCTCACGTCTTGCCAGTCTTCGTTCTGCCAGCCCTGCCGCCTGTACCAGTCATCGGCCTCTTCGCGAGTGGCATCGAATTCCCCTCCAGCGGCGCGTTCGGAGAGTGCCTGCGCCGCCGGAGTTTTCAAGTCCCAGAGATCGCTCACCAAATCGCCGATGGGCGTCGCCGACTGAGACTTGAAATCGTCGTAGCGGCCAGCACGGGCCGCGGCGATCATGTGGACCGGGGCGTTGATAGCCTCTAGCGCCAGCGCTACGCGTTCGGTTGTGGGCATGGCTGGACTCATTTCGCCAGCGCCTCCCACGGCCCCAGCAAACTCAGCGCACGCGAGGCTTCCCATGATTCATCGGAATCAAAGTAGCTGCGCGGCGGGCAACAGGCATCGGCCAGCTCACGCAACCAGGCGGCAAAGTCGGCAGCATCGCGCAATCGCACTCCGTCCGAAAGCCTCGCTTCGTACACGCCATTCGCAAGCCAGCGAAAAAACACGTCGGCATTCTGTGGACCCATGGCGCGAAACTTGGCGATGATTTCGGGAGGCGTCATGCGAGTTAGGCGGCTGCGGTTTTCTGTTTGAGGCGGCGCGAAATTGCACGCTGGATGATCAGCGCCGCCATGCTCTGCGGAGAACGGTTGTCCTCTCTTGCCATCTGCACAACCTTGTCTCCGATTTCTTTTCGCAGCTTGATGTGTAACAGGATTTTGGGTTCACGTTGAATAAGCATATGAGCGGACTATAACCTGACAGTCAAGCCCTACCTGTTGAAAACTTTGGTTCACCCGCGCTCAACGTTGCAAATCCAGTGCGCCGCACCGTTGAAATCCTTGCCGTCTTTTTCGATGCGATCATCCCTGAAAGCCGCGCCCATCCCGCGTCTCCGCTGATGCTCGAAGGTGGCGTCCGCGAAGTAGAGCTTCTTCCCGCAGAGGCAGCAAAAATAATTTTGCCGTTTCAGCATTTCGATCAGCCGGCGCTTGTATTCCTGGTAACCGGCGCGGGAATCCTGGCAGACTTCGCGTCCGTCCGGGTACCGGCGAACTGATCCGCCGCAGATCAATTCGTAGCGCAGGCTCTCCGGTTTTGCGCAGGGCAGGTAGGAGTAGTTCGAGCGCGGGATGGGACGGCGGCGGAAGCTCATAAAATCATTTCATCGTGCGGCATGTAGTCGAGGATGTTCACAATCGGCTGCCCGGCGCCCGATTCAGGGGCTTGCGGAAGTTTGGCGAGAAGGTCTTCGATTTCCCCGTTGAAGCGGATTACTTCGGCCTCAAGCTGGGCCACGAGCGTGTCATCCCGCTCAAAGCGGCGCACAAACAATTGCAAATGCTTCGGCAGGCGTGGATCGAAACTCACAAAATCACTCCACTGTCTGCCGGTGCAGGCCATTTCGGCTAGCATCTGGGGCGCATGTTCGAGCGGGACGCTGCCTTCAAGCATCCAGCCCAGATGCGTTGCCGTGTTGGGGCATTTAATCTGAATCATGCCCTCTTCGCCTACCAGTCCATCGGGCGATGCGCCGAATCTGGCGACGTCAGGATGCAAGACGAAACCGGTGGTTTCGACCATGACGTCACACTCCAGCTCGTAAGCGGCGCGGGCAAAAGGTTCCTGCGCTACACCCCATTCCATTTCGCGGGTGATGTAGTGCTCGGTGGTCATGCCGGTCAGAATCTCAACTATCAGATCGGCGCGGTAGTTGCGGCGCTCGGCTTTCTCGCCGCCCTTCTTGAGCATGGCCAGAACGTCCGCGCAGCGCGAGGCGGTCACGAGTCCGCGCCGCGCCGCCAGCCAAACGGGTGAACCTTGTTCGCAGTCGATCACGGTTACTGACATTTGAGTTCCGCCTTTCTCGCGTCCTTCGCCTGAATATAGGCATCGAGTGCAGCATGATCTTTCGCGGCCTCGGCTTCGCGGTAAGCAAACTTGTAGATTTTCCAGAGCTGGTCAATGCTCGCAGCGCGGGAGATTTCGCCGAGCATTTCCCCTACCCGCGTGGAAGCGGCGCTCGATGCCAGATTCGGCGCACGTCCATCGGGGTCGGAGTTCGCGGCCGCCAAGCCGGTCGCCGCCAGCAATGTGTAGCGCTGCAAGTAGGTGACGGTCGAGCCGACGGCCTGAATCGAGTTCTTGCTGCCGGTTTGATCGGGGGCGCCCTGCAAGCTGGTTTCTTCCGCGTGGCCGGCAGCGTGGGTCAACACGCAGGTGACTTTAATGGTCAAATCGCACTGCTCTACTTTCCAGCGGTGAGAAATGCCGTGCTTCGACAATGCGCCGATGACGGCATCGCAGACGTGATCGAGCGTGGCGTGGTTGTAGTCGTTCGGACCCTTGGCGGTGTCGAAGTGGACATGCCGGTTCTTCACGATGCGCGGTGACTCGGCCTTAAATGCGTTCATCGCCGCTACAAACGATTTGCGGGCTTCGTTGCGCTCCCAGCGCTCTTGCAAGTCCATCAGCCGCGAGAGCTTTTCCACGTCGGCATTCTGCGAGACGGCGATCCGCAGCAACTCAGCGGGAGTCAATGCCAGCGCGTCAGAGACGGGAACAATTTCCCCGTTCTGTCGAGTCGGCGGTTTGCGAACTAATGGACTAGGCGGCTGCTGTGCGGTTGCCATTCGATTTCTCCTTTTCGGTTTTTGGAAGTTGTGAAAGTTCGGCGCGGGCGTGGAAGAGTTTGATCTGATCGTTCGCGGCATTGAAACGAACGAGAGCCGCCTTGAGAATCTTGAAAGTTTCTTCGTACTCTTGGGCTTCCCAGAAGGAGACGGCGGCTTGGATCGAGCCCACGGCGCGGTAAGCGGCCATGTCCCGCAGTTCGCAGAGACGCTGGAATTCGGCTAGAGAGGCGAGTGGGTTAGCGTTGGCGTTATCCAAGGCTCACCCCGAAATGTCCCGCGCACAGATCGCGCTCAGTTTCTAGATCGGTGACAACCGCTTGTAAGCCGCAAGGGAAGCGGCATTCCGCCGATTCAAACTCGCAGAAGGTGGGACGATTCTCCCCCAGGACGCGGGTAACCAGAGCTATCAAGTCCTGTGGAAATGCAGGGGAGGGAAGTGATGGTAAGGTGCTGTGAGCCACAGTTGGCCTCCTTCAAGGCTAAGTGCCGGTTAGGGTCGGTCCGCTGATTTCGGCAGCGGGCCGATCCGTCAAATTACTTCTCTAGCGCTGCGTAAACTTTCTTCATGAACTCTGCGCGGTCGTTCGCGGCGTCCCGTTCCTCAGGACTGACATCCCATCCTGATTCACCATTCAGGTATGTCACGGGAACAACTTTGAAAGGGCGATTGTTCAGTTGCGCGGTTTCGACTGCCTTCTGCTCGGCTTGTTGCTTGTTCATCATGCCGCTACTTTACTGCTTACCTGCTAAGCATGTCAAGTTTTTTATTTGGCGTGTTTTCAGTCACTTGCAAAGCAGCTTAGCTTAACTCCGCCGCTAGCGTGGTATTTTGCTAAGCATGGAAACAGCGCAGGAGTTCCTGACCCGCATCGGCAAAAAGGGCGGAGAGGCAGCCGGTAAGAACATGACGGAAAAGCAGCGCAAGCGCCGCGCCACGAAAGCCGCCAAGGCCCGCTGGAGCAAGAAGAAACCATGAACACTCTCATCTCTCTCTGGCTGGTTGCGGCCATCCTGTTCGTGGTTTGCGTGGTGATCGTGATGGTTTCGGAGGGGGTTTCGGAACTGAATGTCCGCTGGGGAAAGAAGAAAGCCGAGAAATGACCAGATTCCCGGACTGGAACATCCTACTGATTGCACTCTGGTGCGCCTGGTGCGGATTCTGGCTCGGCAGGATCACTGAACGCGCCAAGATCGCCCGCAAGAATGCGGAGGCGCGCTGGGGGAAGAAGAAGTCACAATGAAAACTCAGCAGCAGGTGAATCCGAAGGGGGTGATGCCAAATGAACACATTACCACTGCTGTAACCGGGGATCGACCGAGCGGTGAACGAGTCGACGCAGGACTTAAGCCTTAAGGGGCACCCAACCAAGAGCAATCCCGAGATGTTGGGCAGGGACCCGCTCGACCCTATTTCAGGCGATGCTTCGTAGACCGAAAGCCCCGCAGTTCTAACACGTCGGTAACTTTCCAATCCTCCTCCTCTGGCGCTAGGCTTGCCCTCAGCTTCACTCCCTTTTTTGTGGCAGTCCCCCTTGTACCAGCGCAAGACGGCGCGCCAAAGCCGCTCCTCAGTTTCGGGGACATCTCTGCCCCGAGCCCCAACCCTCATTCCATGCGCATGAATGTGTACGAGTGGAACGCCCTCCCTGGCGTTGACCGCAGACTTTACCCTTTGTCCGCAAAACGCGCGCAAGAATTTGTCAGCGACGGTCACGCGAAATTCATCCTGCTGCCCTCAGGCCACCGGGCGATACAGAAGCTCCCCCCGGTTGAAATCCTCGCCGACCGCGCGGCCCGCAACACCCTGACACCCTACGGACGCGGACCAGTGGGCCTGCAAAACCAACCGCCAAGACTTCACTACCCCGTGCCAGCGATCGGCGACCACCGCCTAAGCTGGCGCTACGACTTCATGCACGCATGAGCCCCGAACTCCGCTACCGGCGATATGTCCTCTGGTGCATCGGCATGGACATCCTGCCGGCGCGGTTTGAAATCTGGACGAAAACACAGCGGCTGATCGCTGAAACCAAGATCGTCTGCTAATCGTCACCCATCCACTTGCCATGCACCCCAAAGAACCCTACGAGTGCTCGAACTGCTTTCACCGCGGTCCCTTGAACGAGCACGGACGCTGTGAGCGCTGTGACAGCCAATCGGTCATGTCGGCGCACCTAGTCGAGATTCTGATGGCGCAGTCGCCCAGGCTCGGAATGGTGAGCGCATGAATGAACTCTTTGAAGAACCCGTTGTAGTCAACCCGGACCTGTTTGCAGCCCACTTCGCAAAGGCTGAGAAATCGCCATACCGGATAAAGCTGGAGGCTATGCAGCAGGCGAGATTGAAAGAGGTGATCGCCGCCCACGCGCGCCGCATCGAAGGCCGCATGTGCGAGAGCTGCCTGCACGGTGAGCACCTGACCTGCGGAAACGAGACTTGCCCCTGCATCTGCGAGGAAGTGCTGGGGAAGAAGCAGGCGTGATGTCTGAATTTGTTGAACTCGGACATTTTTTGTTTCTTTTTTGATTAATCAGTGCCCCATGTCTTCGAAGTCGAGCAGGTTTTGCGCCTCCTGGCGGCCGCCAAAGAAGATGGCCATGAGCGCTGGCTGCTCGGCGCCGTGACCTTCATCCACGCGCTGCGGGCCTCGGAAGCTGTTGGATTGACAAGCGCTAACGTGATCGGCACGAAGCTCGTGGTCAAGCGGCTGAAGCATTCGAACCCAGTCGAAGACGAGCTCTGGCAGGACGAAAATCCGCTGCTCGATGAGCGGCAAGCGCTGATTGATTTATGCCGGAAGACGCGCCCGAATCAAAGACTGTTTCCGATTACCTCACGCACCTTTCAGCGCTGGGTGCACCGCTGGGGCGCGCGCGCCGGCCTGCCGGAACTGTATTGCCATCCGCACACGCTCAAGCATTCCATCCTCGACTATCTGCGTGAAAAGATGCCACTTGAGGAATTGCAGGACCGCTCAGGACATAAGAGTTTGGATTCGCTACGGGTATACATGCACCCCAAGAAAGCAGTCGTCGACCAGCGGGTGAGCGTGGCTCTTAAGGCAATCCCTTCTTTGGTTTCTTTGCTTTAGTACCAGATGCCGCGCGGAGGAAAACGCACACCAGCCGAGGGAAAGAAGCTCGGACGACCGAAGGCCCAGCGAGTCGTAGACGGGAACATCGCCCGCAAGATCAAGGCGCAAATTAAAGCCGAGGAGCTTTGGGTATTTCTAGTCGGCGAAGCGGTTCGCAAGGCCAAGAACACAGGCAACACCGGAGATTTGCGGCAAGCCCTCGAATATCTGGATGACCGGGATTTAGGCCGTTGCGTGGACACCGTGAACCACCTGCACGATAAGCCCATCGAAATGAATCTCACGCTTTCTTTGTCGGAGGCGATCCAGAAGGCACGCAAGAGAGCCGCAGGCAAATGATTCCCGCTCCTGAACAATCCATGTTAGCTGAAGACCTCGGTTCTTTCACCCATGATCCGCTGGGAGCCGTGCTCTACGGCTTTCCGTGGGGCGAAAAGGAACTAGAGAGTTCCGCCGGGCCGCGGACCTGGCAAGCGAATGTGCTCAAAGCGGTCGGCGATCACCTCTCAAATCCCGAAACCCGTTTCAAGCCTTTCAAGTGCGCGGTCAGCTCCGGCCACGGCATCGGCAAATCGGCTCTAGTCTCCTGGATCATCTGGTGGGGACTCTCGACCTTTGAAGACTGCAAGATCATCGTCACCGCGAATACCAAGGGCCAGCTCGACACAAAGACTCAGCCCGAGGTATCGAAGTGGTTTCGCCTGGCGCTCAATGCCGATTGGTTCGATGTTCACGTAGCCTCGATCAGCGTCAAAGAAGACGCTCATGACCGGACTTGGCGCGCGGACTTCAACCCGTGGTCAGAGGAGAACAGCTCAGCCTTTGCCGGAGCGCACAATCAGGGCAAGCGAATTATTATCATCATGGACGAGGCAAGCGAAATCGCCTCGATCATCTCCGCCGAAGTAGGAAGAGGCGCGCTCACCGATGAAAACACCGAAATCCTCTGGTTCAAGTTCGGCAACCCCACGCTCAACTCGGGCGACTTCTACGATTGCACCCACGGCGACCAAAGACACCGCTGGCTTTCGTTTGTCATCGACTCGCGGACGGTCGAAGGCACCAACAAAGAAGAAATCAAAGAGTGGGAAGAGGACTACGGAGAAGATAGTGATTTCTTTCGTGTCCGAGTCCGAGGTTTGCCACCGCGTGCTGCTTCTGGACAATACATCGACCAGGAACGAATTCAACAGGCTCAAATACGCCCTGCTCGATCTTTGCCGGATGACCCCCTCGTCGCCGGGGTGGATTTCGCTTGGGGGGGTGCCGACGATAACGTCATTCGCTTCCGCAAGGGCCTTGATGCGCAATCGATCCCGCCGATCAAGGTCAAAGGCTTAGTCACCCGCGACCCAATGGTCATGGCGGGAAAGCTGAACGACGTTCTCACTAAAACCTACAACGGCAAAAAAGTCTCAACGCTGTTCTTTGACTCCGCAGGAATCGCCGCGCCAGTCGAAGCCCGGCTGCGTGCTCTCGGCCACACCAATATCGTGGTCGTGAACTTCGGCGCCGATTCGCCCAGCCCAAAAGCTAAGTACTTCCGGGATTACATGTGGATGGAGCTGCACGACTGGCTAGCCGTTGGCTCGATCGACAAAGACCCAGGACTTGCCGCCGACCTGGCCAAGCCTCTGCTCATCAACGATCCCGACGGCAAAATCAAGCTGGAATCAAAAGAGTTAATGAAGAAACGGCTGACCAAAATGGGGATCGAATCGAGTTCTCCCGATGACGGAGACGCCCTCGCGCTGACCTTCGCGCACAAAGTGGCCCCAGTGAAACCGCAGTCAGGAGTCACACGTTCACGCCGCGCCTCAGCTTGGAGCTAATTTTATGATGCCTTCAAATATTTTCGCTTCCCGTATGGCTCGGCCAGGACTTGGCGCGCCAGGAATGGGCGTGGCTGGGCGACCAATGCCGCAGCCCATGCCAGCGCGCCCTCCCATGGGATTGCCGGTGGCTGGACACGCGGCGACTGCGATGCAATCTGGAATGCGTCCGCAGATGGCCCAGAATCCGCAAATGATGAACGCGCTCCGGGCGAGGATGGGGATGCGGTGAGCGTGTTGAAAGCTAAAACACGAAATGCACTGGCGGATCGTGTCTTCGGGCTGCCAGGCCAACGAAAGTATCCGATGCCTGATCGCTCCCACGCCGCGAACGCCAAAGCCCGCGCAACCCAGCAAGTAAAAGCGGGCAATCTCTCAAGCAGCTCTGCTGCTAAGATTCGAGCGAAAGCCAATCGCGTTCTCGGAAAATAACTGAAAGGATTTCTATGTCACCCTCACCCTCTACCGTTTACCCCGGCGTGATGACCAACGACGCCGTGCAAAAGATGCTAGCCGCGCCATTGGTCTTAATCGGTGCATCAGGCGCCATTGATCCTCACTCGGCCAATCGCTATATCCTCACGAAAGCCGGAGTAGCAGCCATGACCTTGGCAGCTCCAACCGCAGGCGCGGACGATGGTTTGCTGATCGAAATCACCTCATCGACGGCGAACGCCCACACCGTCACCGCAACCGGACTGTACGAAGACGGCGCCGGGCACGTGAATCTGGCAACTTTCCCTGGCAGCATCGGCGGCTATTTGAAGCTGATGGCCTACAACGCGAAGTGGTACGTGCTGGCCGCGTTTAATGTGACCATGACCTAATGGCGGAGCGTCCTGAAGCCGAAAAGCTGTCGCACAAAGCAGTGAATTACGAGCGGCCATCCGAGCACCCCGCGGAGTATTGCGGGAACTGCGAACACGTCATCGAAGCGAGCGGCGGCGTGCGCTGCGAGGCAGTTGTCGGACCCATTTATCTGAACGGCTGGTGCAAGCGATGGGAGAAGTGAAAGTAATCTGATGCCCTGGACTCAAAGACAAGTCCGCTTTCTCGAAAGCTCCGGTTCTCCGCTGTCGTCCGCGCAAAAAGGAAAAATGAACGCCGAGCTTCACTCTGATCCATCCCTCGGCCACAAAACGAAAGGAAGTTCGGCTATGAAGAAAGCATCATTCCATCACACCATGATCACGCACCATTCCGACGGTTCACACACCGTCGAACATCACCCGCACATGAAATCCGCCGGCAAGAGCGGCGCATTCATGGAGCAAAGCGAGCCCACCAGCTACTCCGCCCCGAACACGAAGGAACTGATGTCCAAAATGAGTCAGCACCTGCAGGGCGACGGCGCGGCAGTAGATCACGCAGTAAAAACCGAAGCCGACGTCGATGCCGTCGATGACGGGCGCGACGAAAGCTAAATGCCTCCAGTCACCCCACTCGAACGGCGCAAGATCAGCCACGAGCTCAAGAAAATGGGCTTCGGCGGGATCGAGGACGCCAATCTCTATCCCCAGATCGCCTCGCTTTACACGACACACGAGGCTTTCCGGGGTCTGCTGATGTCAACCGCTCCCGACCAGCGGCGCATCGCCTACGAAGCGCTGAAGTTCCATCTGTCTTTTGAACCTCGGACGCTTGAACAGTACGAAATGGAAATCAAGCAGAAGGCAGAGCGCGAGCAGTGGGACGTTTACGACGGGACGGTGTACCCGAAGCCGTTCAAGGTATCGGAAATTACGCTCAATGACCGGGCGGAAAAAGCCATCGCCAACGATCTGGCCGCACGGAGCGCAAAAGGCTTTCTGACGCTCGAATGCCCGCGCTGCACCTTTGAAGAGACTTTCCCCGGCGAAACAAGAGCCGATGCCGCGATCAAGGCACGCAAAGCGGGATGGACGCTGGTTGAGATTCAGTGTCCCAAATGCAACGGGCTCTCCACTCAGACAATTCAGTAACTAAAACGACAAGCCTAGCTCCGTCGGCGTCCTTGCGAGCCTGTTTGTACAACGCTTAGGCTTGCCGTCTTCTCCATTCTAAATGTCCGCCCCCACTCCCAAAGAAATCCGCGATGCCTATAAAGACTATCGCAACGAATGGGATGACATCCGCGAGGAAGCCCAGGCCGACATGCGCGCCATTTCGCCCGAAGGGCCATGGTCGCCCGAAGACCGGGCGGAACGCGAAGCTAAAGGCCGTCCCTGCATTCATCTTGACCAGCTCAATCAATACCTCAACCAGACCATCGGCAACGTGCGCAAGAACAAGCGCGCAGTCAAAGCCACACCTAAAGGCGATGGAGCAAACGACCAGGACGCAAAGAAACGGTCAAGCGTCATCATGGGGATCGAGGAGCGCTCTAAAGCCCAGCCGGTCTATCTCAACGCTTTCGAGTCGATGCTTGAACGCAGCTACGGATTTGCCGTCATCCGTACCGAATACAAAGACGATTCGAGCTTCGATCAGGAAATCCTCATCAAGCCGATCCTCAACCCGGACACAGTTTTGATTTCGCCTTTCTACAAACAGCCAGACGCCTCAGACGTACCTGACGGCTTCATCCTCGACCGGATTCTCAAATCGGAGTTCAAGCGCAAGTACCCCAATGCCAGAATGACGGATTTTCAGGGCGAAGCCATGGGCGAGGAAGGAGTTTCCGACTGGATCACCGACAAATATGTACAGGAAGGCGAGTACTGGAAAATTGAGCATGATCTGTCGAAACTGCTGCTGGTCAGGACCGAGAACGGTTTGGTTCCGATGCCGCTCAAAGTTTACGAGGACGGCGGCAAGGTCGGCGAAGTGGCTCGCGAGCGCGAAATCCGCGTACCGCGCGTGATGCAATACATGACCAATGGCTTAGAGATTCTGGACGAAGTGGAATGGAAAGGTTCCCGCATCCCGATTATCTCCTGTCTCGGCCCCGAGCGCTGGACTACCAAAGGGGGCACCGCCAAACGGCAGTTGCTTTCGATGGTGCGATTCGCCCGCGATCCTCAAATGCTTTTCGACTACCTGACCTCAGGCGAAGCAGAAGTTGCGAAGAAAGTTCCCAAGGTCCCCTTCATCGGCGCGAAAGGGCAGTTTGAGTCGGACAAGGAAGCATGGGAGGAATGCACCGACATTCCGCACGCTTTCCTGCAGTACGACGCGATCACCGACGCCACCGGGCAGAACACGCTACCGCCCCCGACGTTCACCCAGTATTCGCCAGGCTTTCAAGAGTGGGAAGTTGCGAAAGATTCCGCCGGGCGCGCAATTCAATCGTCCATGGGCATCAGCCCGCTTCCCACAGCCGCCGCGCGGCGCAACGAAAAGTCCGGCGTAGCGCTTGAGCGCATCGATGACATGGAAGCGCTCGGAACTTTTCAGTTTGTGGACCGCTACGAGAACTGCTTTCTGCACAATATGGGCTGGCAGTTAAATGAGCTGATTACGCCGATCCTTGATACAGAACGCGAAATGCCGATTGCATTGCCGGACGGAAAGCGCGATCTGCTGCACATGGTCGGCAACACCTCGCACCCAATCGCGGAAGACGGTTCGTACTCAGTGCAGGGCGCCGACGGGGAGGATTTACCGGAAGACCACTTGCACACCGGCAAAGGGGAATTCGATGTCACCATCTCCGCCGGGCCAAGCGAAGCCTCAGAACGCGAAGAACAGGGCGAATTTGTTGACCAGTTGATCGAGAACATGCAGAACCTGCCGCCCGCAGGAACGCCGCAAGCGAAAGTTCTGGCGCTCGGGATTCGCATGCGGCCCAATCTCGGACCGATTGGACAACAGATCGCCGATGTCTTCGATCCGCCGGACCCATCAAATCTTCCGCCCGCAGCTCAGGCTGTCGTTTCGCAGCTCCAAGGCCAGTTACAGCAACTACAGCAGGAGAATGCGACGTTACTGGCCGACCGCGCCGGCCGGGTGCTCGAACAGCAAACCAAGATCGAGCTGCAGAAGATGAAATCCGGCAGCGACCAGGCAATTCAACAGATGCAGAATGACATCAAGGTTTTGACAGCGGAAATCGGCGCAAAGTCACAGGATCAGGCCCAACGTCAGCAGATGTACGAGACTTTCTGGAAAGAGAACCACAACGCAGCCCACGACTTTGCCTTGCAGCAGAATCAGCAAGCGCATGACCGGACACAAGCCGCCGCAGCCGCACAGAACGCGCAGCAACAGCAGGCTACTCAGATCGGAGCCGAGCAGCAGGCGCAACAGGCTCAGTCACAGCAGCCGGGCGCTCAGTGAGTTCGATGAATTTCTGGCGCATCACCCGACTTTAGCACTCCTCGCGCCGCCGGTCCCGCGTCACATCCGGCACTTACCACCAAGGACAATCCATCATGAGCACACCCGCCGTCACTTCCGACGCCTCGGCAGCGTCACGTAATCCAGACCGCGAAGCATCCTCGCAATTTCTGCCCTCGGACAAAAACTACCGGATGACCGGAGAACTGCCCGACCCGCTCGAAAATGCCGGGACACAGCTTGACCAAGATGAGCACATTCCCGAGGGCATCCGGGAAGAACGCGAGAAAGAACGCGCCAAAGACAAAGACAAGCAGTCAGTGAACGAGGACGCTTCGGCAGCGTCCGCAGCCGACACCGCCGCGGCCTCGGCAGCCGCAGATGCGCAGAAGGACAAGGGAAAAACAGCCAGCGAAAGCCGCTGGGCCAAGTTGAGCCGGGAAAACCGGGAAATCCGGGAAGAGAACGCACGGCTGAAAGCAGTCGCCGAGGAACGCGCCGCACAGCGTGAAACCAAGCAGGAGCCGCAACCTGCAGCGGAAGCCGATCCGAACGCGAAGCCGAAGCCGGACGATATCGACGCGAAGACCGGAAAGCCGAAGTTTAAGACCTGGGCGCAGTACGAAGACGCCAAGGACGCCTGGATCACCAAGCAAGCTCTACGGGAATTCCAGGAAACTTCGGCCAAGACCGCGAAAGAACAAGAAGCACAACACGCCCAGGAAGCCATTGGGCAAAGTCTCGCGAAGAAATTCGAGCCGGTACGGGCGAAATACGCGGACTTTGACGCGGTGGCGCTCAATCCTGACCTAGTGATGCCTTTTGGATCGGTCGCGGACTTGTTCATTCAGGATTCCGAGCACGCCGGGGAAGTTGCTTACTACCTCGGCCAGCACCCGGAAGTTCTCGAAGGCTTTTATGGCGACTTCGACCTGAAGACCGGCAAATTCTTGAACCTCATCAGCCCGCAACAGCAGTTCCGCAAGCTGATGGAAATCGAGAACACCTTCTCGGGCTCGGCAAAATCCCACACCCCTTCTGCAAAACCCGTAACTGCGGCCCCCCGCCCACCGAACCAAGTCTCCAGCAAAGGCACTGTTGCGAAAGACGCGGTGGAGCAGGCGGTCGAAGAAAACGACACCGAGACCTACATGCGCGAGCAGAATGCGCGCGCTCTGGCTCGGCTCAAAAAGGGAAAATAAATGCCTAACCAATTCCTCAACACTTCCTGGATTTCAATGGAAGTGTTGCGCAACCTCAAGAACGCTTTGAAGGTCGCGGAATATTTCAACTCATCCTGGGAAAAAGACTACGAGAAGACGTTCGCAGTTGGAACGACCATCCAAGTCAAATTCCCGCAGCAGTTCACCATCCGAGATGGACTCGGATACAACCCGCAAGGCATTGACCGCATTTCGACCACGGTTTCGCTCGATCAGCCCTTCGGAATCGATTTCCAATGGGACGATTACGAAGCCGCGGTGAAGGCGGAGCGCTCGGAAGAGGAAATCCGCGAGCAGTACTTGGAACCGGCGGGCGTGCAGATCGCCAACGAAATCGACTCACGGGCAGCGTTTTTCGCCAAGAACAACGTCTCTCAGATCGTCGGTGCGCTGGGCGTCGATCCCACCTCCATCGTGTTTCTCGATCAGGCTCGGGCTCGGTTGCTGCAAAAAGCGGGATCGGCTCTCGCTAAGAAACGGGCTGCAATGATTTCCTCTTCAATGCAGACCAACAGCATCAACACCCCGGTCACGTCGCTGTTTAATCCGTCTGACGAAATCACCATGGCCTTCAAGGAAGGGTCCATGGGGAAACTGAAGACCTTCGACGTGTTCGAGGAGCAGAACCTTTATAACCACGTCGCCGGAACATGGGCAGGCGCGGTTACAGTCACGGGCGCCGGGCAGAGCGGAACTTCGCTCATCATCACCGGCACCGCAGCAGACACACTCAACCAGGGCGACAAGATTGGCATTGCAAACGTCAATTTCGTCAACCCCCGCTCACGGCGCATCCCTGGGCCGAAGCAGGTGCAGACCTTCACCGTCACCCAGAACTTCACCCTGACCGGCGGCGCGGATACCATCACCATCCTGCCCGCGATCTATGGTCCGGGATCGCAGTACCAGAACGTCGATGCATTGCCGGTGAACGGCGCGGCTTTGACGCTCTGGCCCGGAACTACCAATCCGAATGGCGCTTCCGGCACGGTCGGACTCGCTATCTCCAACCAAGCCTGGGCGATTGTCGGAATGCGCTTCTATCTGCCGAAAGCAGTGGAAGCCCGTTCGCAGGCGGAAGACAAACAGACCGGCATCCCGGTGCGCTTCGTGAAGGCATGGGACCCGGTGCGATCGATGCAGATTCACCGTTTCGATACGGTAGTCGGCTTCGGCAACCTGTACCAAGACAATTGCGCTGTTGGACTGCTGGGAGCATAACCAATCATGAAAAACTCTAAGCGTTTTCTTTCAGTCGCCCTACTCGCAATCGTGGGATTGTCTCTGCCGAATCTTCTCTCGGCCCAGACGATCCTCACCACCACCACCCTCTCAGCCGCGATCACCACCACCGCGCAAACCAACCTGACCGTCACCTCGGCCACTGGCATCACCGCAAATTCCACGGTGCTCTACATTGCCGACACCAACAGCTCAGGGGAAGCGGTTTTCGTGAACTCGGTCTCAGGCACCAACATCGGGGTCACACGCGGCTATCAGACGCTCGGCAAAGCCCGCACGCACAGCTCCGGCGCGGTGGTCTTCATCGGACCGCCCTACGCCTTCGGCTACGTGCAGCCTTCCGGGTCCTGCACCCGCGCGAATATCCTTTACCTGCCTGATATCGCGTTTGGGCTCGAAGGGACAGCTACGACCATCAGTGATTGCCTGGGCGGGCAATGGGTCACCTCAACCACTGGTGACGCCAACACCTTCCTGCGGCAATACGCGCCGGTGACGGGCGCGGTGCTGTTATCGACCATCAACACGGCCGGCACGACGCTCTCCGCTAGCACCATGTACTGCCAGGAAATCGACCTGCAAAATGGCAAGTACGCCACTGGCCTAGCGGTTTTGAACGGTACGACAGTCGGAACCGACAAGCACCTGGTTGCGTTGTACGACGGAACCGGGAACTTGCTGGCCAATAGCGCTACCGCCGGAGCGACAACCTCCGGTGCATCCACCTATCAGACCTTCGCCTTCACCGCCCCTTACTACATGGTGGCTCCGGCGAAGTACTACGGGTGCATGCAAACCAACGGCACAACCGACACGGTGCGCATGACCGTAACCGGCGTGCAGGACGGCTACACCACCAAGGGCGTTACGGGTCAGACCTTCGGGACTGTGCCGGCAACGTTTACGGCTCCCACCACCTTCACCACGGCGGTTGGACCGTATTACCAGGTGTATTGAGCGAAGTTAGACAGGCGCACCCTTCTCCGCCTGTCGGCGCTAGCCCGGTCGAAACTGGCCGGGCTAGCGTTTCCTTTATCTTTTTTCTGGAACTCGCCACCCGGTGCCACTCAATGAACATTCGCGCGCGCGGCGTGACCGCTGGCCGCTTGAATTCGACCTTGAAGGCATTCCACGCGACACCGCCGTGCGCGAACAACTGTTGAAAGAACATCGTTCTCTAGAAATCGTCACTCCAGATACAGAAACGGAGCAGAACATGAGTCCAGTCACCAATTCCTTCGCTGTCGATCACGGCGCAGGCGAAACCGTCCTCGACATCAACAATCCGCCGCGCACGAACTACAACCCCAACGCGCCAGAAAACCAGTTTCCACGCGCCGTCTATCACCACGAAACCGGGCGGGTGCTGCACGTCTCGAACGAAAAAGAGCTGAAAGCAGCGCTCAAGCGGGATTTCGACCTGAAGCCATCGGCGGGACGGGATTATTCCAAGATTTCCGCGGCAGGGATCGCCGCGCCCAAGACCGTGGCCGAGCTGCGGGAAGAAGAGATGTCAGCGGAAGATTTGGCCGCGCTCGACGAAGCGGAAAACGAGTAGCTGAGTGCCCATCACCCCTCCAGTCACGCCACCGGCGCCGATTTCCTACACGACGCTTGATGTAATCACCGATGCCCTGATCGAAATCGGGGCGGTCGCGCCCGGCGAAGCTCCCGGCGGCGCGGAGGGGCAGTGGGCATTCCGCAAACTCAATTACCTGGTCGATGAGTGGCAGGCACTTGAGCGCTACGTCTATTCGTACCAGTACAACATCTACACCCTGGTCGCAGGACTCTCCCCGCACACAATTGGACCGAGCGGCACGGCAACCTTCTCGACGGCTCCGCAGCCTCGACCGGTCAGGCTCGAATCGGCGGCGCTTTTGCTGAACGTCGGCAGCCCCACCGGGCCGATCGATTTGCCGATGAACATCCGGGATCATGACTGGTGGGCGCTCAACCAGGTCAAGAACATTCAAACGAATGTCCCGACAGATGTTTATTACGATCCCACTTCACCCGACGGCTCGCTGTACTTCTGGCCGGTGCCGAATTCGCAGCAACAGGTGAGGCTGCAGTTCTGGCAGACGGTTTCGCAGTTCACCTCGATCACCGATCCTATCGGCGGACCGGGCGGACCGGGAACTTTGCCGCAGGCTTACCGGGCGGCGCTGATGTTGACGCTCGCCGAAAGTTTACTTCCGGGATCGAATCGGCCAGCCCCGGCCACGCTTGAGGGACGCGCCATCAAAGCACGGGCGGCCGTGTTCTCGAACAACGCGAAGTCGCCGCGAATGCACAGCAATGATTCCGGGATGCCGAAATCAGGATCGACCGGAGTGCGGGGTGATTTCAACTGGGCAACCGGCGGTTATTCGCCGGGAGGACCGCCTCAGTGAAAGACGTTCTCACCCTAACTCTTCGGCTGCATGACCCGGACGAAAAAAGAGACGCAACCAAGTCCACGTCCTGGGTCGTACTCAATCTGCCGCGCGCTGATCTGGCGATGAAGCAAGACGATTTTCTGGCCAAGTACATCACGCCAAATTTAGCGCAGTTGAAACAGCTTCAGCTTTCTTGAGTGGCACCGCAAATGCTGTAAATTTTCCATGACCTACAAAGAGGAAACGATCTGGCTAGCTGGACTCTT